TGGTTTAATTTTTCAACCAGTTCAACATCTCGTATGTTATATTCAATAAACAATTGATAGTTTTTTTTGTATAAGTCAAATAAACCATCATAGTCATCATAGGCTATTTTTTGACCAACACCTTCAGTTTGAGCAATAGTATCCAATCGATAGTTATCTTGTGACCGATTGGGTGAAAATCTTCTAAACAATCTCATATAATCAAGTGTAGCAATACCAGCAATGTTGCCCATGACCATGGAACGACCATAAAAAGTTTCTTCACGAATACTTACTTGATTCCATGGAGACAACTTTCTCATAAAGTCTTCGCCACCAATTTTAGTAAATCGATTAATGATATAAGGTATATCAAAACCATAAACATTCCAGCCTGTAATTGCATCTGGATAGTTTTTGACCCAAATTTGCATAAAAGTTTTAACTAATGAATATTCATCTTCACATTTGTAATATACAACATCATCGCGATGTTTGACATAATCACCTGTACCAAAAACAAAGTATTCGGACTGGTTTGAAAATTTGATTGTGATTGCTGTAATTGGTTCTGATGCTGTTTTAGGTTCAGGAAAACCATTTTCAGAACCAACCTCAATGTCAATATTAGCAATACATAAATCAGAATATTGCCAATCTATAATTTCTTCAGGATTCTTTTCTGTAATGAATGGGTATTCATATCTATCGTTGCCATAGATTTTGAAGTTGTTGACATCTTTATATTTTTTAAGGAAATCTCTGGCTTCACGAATAGAACCAAACTTCATTGGATCCACATATTCATTGTGAAGTGATTTCCATTCTGTCTTTTTATTTGAGGGAACAAAAAGAGTGGGTGAATAGTTTATCTTTTCTCTATATCTTATACCATTTTTAACACCGCGATATAATATATTATTTCCATAAACTAGAACGTTTGTATAATAATTTCGCATTAAATGGCTTTTTTCACCGCAGCCAATTCTTCAGGAGTTGCTAATTGAATACCAGAACCAAAAACTTTATTGTATTGGTTTATTACCGGTTTAACTGGAGTTGTTATGCAAAAAACATTCTCCATATCAAACTCAACACCCGTTTTAAATTCTTCACTAAACTCTAAGAAGGGAGCAAATCCCATCATAGACTCTCCGTCTTTACCAAGTTGTGAATATATCTGCACTGGTTTTTTTATAATAACTTTGTTTTCTTTTGTACAATCGACTTCACCAATGAGTGAATGATTTGTTTTAAGTGTAACGATTAATGTTTTCATAGTGTTCCTATTGTATCATAATAATAGTTAATTAGAGGTAATGTTATTCTTTTCATAATTATAAGTTCTTTTTCTTAATTCAGTTGAACTAAAGCGATGAGACCTTGTATTATACACGATTTTTATGTTTCGTTGGGCACAAATGTTTTTACCTGTAAACTCTTTATCTTTATATTCTTCGCCAATGATTCTAACATCCAATGGCAAAATTGTAAGTAAATCTTCTAAATCTTTTTCTGTTTCATATATAACAATTTCATCAACATATTTTACAGCTGATAATTGTAAGTATCTCTCAACGATAGATTGAACTGGTGCATTTTTGGTATCTGGTCTATCAATTGATGGATTTGTTTGTAATCCACATATAAGATATTCACAATATTGTTTTGCTTCTTCAAGCATTAGGATATGACCAGCATGGCAGAGGTCAAATGTTGAGCAGGTGAAACCAACTCCGATGTTTGGTCTTTTCATAATATATTAAACTCCAAAAAATAAAGGGAGCCGAAGCTCCCTCTATTACTTTTTCTAAACAGAAAATGATTACTTGTTCATTACATACATTGTAACTTCAAAGCCAAAGCGCATTTCTGTTGCAGCTGGTTTAGTCCACATAGTGTTTCTCCTTATGATTAGTGTTTTTATTTTCTAATCAGGTCAGTAGAGAGTCTTTGCGACAGGTCTACCTTGAGATACATCAAATAATTATGTTATTTGATACTACTATATTATACCAAAGCACAGCTAAAAGCAATAGAGAAAATCATTAAAAATATATAATTATGCTGATTCTGTTGCAGCTGTTTCTTCTGTTGTTTCAGTATCAACCTTTGCAGCTTCTTCTTGTTCTGCTACTTGTGGTTGACATTGTTTTTGTATTTCATTGATAAGCCCAGCAGCTTCTTCAAATGGGTGTTTTCCTAAACATCGTAATATTGTATTTATTTGTTGTACATTTAAATTCAATTTTAGTTCCATAATTATGGTTTCCTTTTAAGTGTTAATTCCATTACTATAAACAGTTTTTCCATTTTGAGATGTAGCAGTCAAAACACTTTTTCGGTTTGTTCCATCTGCTTTATATGAAACATGAACCCAACCACTATCAGGAATTCCTGGTTTATAAAATTCTAAAATAACTTGGTCAAAATCTAGATTATCAACAATCCATTGAGCAAGGTCTCCGTTGGCCGTACCTGGAACTTCAATGTCAGCAGCTTCACCTTTACAGTGTTGTGATGTTGAACTTCCGCCTACAGCTGTATTTAATTCTGGACTACGATATCCCGAATTAATTACTGTTAGTCCAAAATGGTCTCTAACTTTTTGTACTACATTTTCAAAAAGAGCTTTAGCAGACTCTAGGTGTTGACCTTTTGGTGTATTATCAATTCCTTTTCTTTCTGCTGTTTGACTTTTTGTAAACTCAGCTAAAGAAAAATTTTGGGACAATTTCATTCTTCATTCCTTTTTACTCTACGATTAGCAAATTTTTGTGCAGCTACTGTAGCTTGAATGATTAGTTTTTTGAATACCGAGTCTCTTTTACCCAAGGCATTCGATAATCTTTTCATAGCTTTTGGTAGTTTAAAGTTTTTATCTGTCATAATATATCCAATTATTTAGAAAGATGGGAGTAATAAAACTCCCACCTATCATTTACCTTCTTTCAAAAGTTCTTGTTTGAAAAGTTTAAGTTCTTTGTCAATCTCAATTTTACGAGGTTTTTTAGAATCAGGAATTACATTCTCCAATCCAATTCGTAAAATGCCATCTTTATATTCAGCACCACGAACTTCAACTGTATCTGCGATTTTTAAAGTCTTTGTGAAAGCACGAAGGCCAATGCCTTTATGTAGATATGTAATATCTGCTAAGTCAGCATTTTTTTCGTCTTTGTTGCCCTTTACAATCAAATGTCCGCTATCAACGGTGATATCAATTTCTTCTTTTGAATAACCAGCAACAGCTAATTCAACGACATAATGATAGTCATCAACTTTAACTATGTTGTGTGGTGGAAAAGAATTGTGATTTTTGATATCTGTTGCTTCTAACATTCTCTCAACTTCATTAAATAAATTTTCAAACCCAAGTGTTGAGTGATATAAAGGTGTAAATGAAAAGCGATTTGTTATTGTCATGCTATGTTCTCCTTAAATAAGCAAGATTAAAAAAAGCGAGACCCTAGTTAGGCATCTCGCTTATATTTATAACATATTAGGTCTAAAATTAAGGCAATTAATGCTCTTCGCCCGGTTTTTTACCTATGTTATATTTTGCGATTAGTTCCCATTCATCTTTTTCTTTAAAGGATATAATCTTAATTTGGTGTAATGGAGCTACATTGTCTTCAAGTAGTTTTGGATTTAAAATTTTAATCAGACCCCATTCTTCTAATAATTTGGCAATTGCATTTCTTCTTTGAATATCGTTTTCAGATATGTTTGATGGTTTGCCGTCAAGAGCAAACAATTCTTTAAAGTGTACAATGTAATATAAGCCTTGTTTGTGTAATATATGACAAGACTGATATAAGACTTTTTCTTTGCGTGAAGATACGCCAATTCGTGTGAGTGTTTCACGAACTTTGAGGAAGTCATCTTGGTGTTTGAGTGTGACTTCTATAAAATTTCTTAAATCTACCATTTTTTATTATTTTCCTAATCCGCCTAAACTAGCAATGTCTTTTACTTGTTTTAATTCTTCCTTTGAGAGGATTGATAGGGCTTCTTTGGCTTTAGAATTTGATAGTCGAAACACTTGCTTTATACATTCTATATCTTCACTCTTTACAGTTTTTACCCACTTAGCAAAAGGTCTTTTGTTTTTTCTAATTATATTTAGTAAAAAATCATTTTGCAGCTTGTTATCCAAGTGGTGAAATTTGTTCATTTCATTAACATAAAAAATACAATCTTTATGATAAGATAGTGAGCGATTTACAAGAAATGGTTTGTATCCATCTTCGGTAATTTCATCGACAATCAATTGCTTGTTGCCATATAAAATCTGGTTTACATAATCAAAAGGACTACTCATCTTCAAAAATTTCCCATGTGTGATCACCAACAGAGCGGACAGGTGCAAGATATTTATAATGTTTTGGTGGAGTTCCTGACCATTCGTTTGGTCCCATCATCACCAGTTCAGTAATATTTTTATCGGTGTTTTCA